TCTTCAATAATTCTAGAACCAATAGTAACAGATGCCATAGACTTAGCCATTTCTGTCCATCTAGACATAAGGTTTACATACATAAAATTAATAGCTGATAGTTTACCCATACCACTTTCAAGCTTAGATGTAATTCCAAACATATCACCAACGTCTGCAAATAACATAGCTCTTTGACCTGTAACCATATCAACAGCTTCACCAAATGATTGAGCTTCTTTTTTACCCATATTGTAAATTGTTTTACCATCTAAAAAATCAGAAAACATTTCAAATTGAGTTTTAAATCCACGTTTTATACCAGATGTCATAACAACACGAGCAACGTCTGGTATTGCAGCTGCAAAACCTGTAAGCATAGTTAATGCATTATAATGTTTAGCTGTTCTCATAGCTTGTGATGTCCAAGAATGAGGATTAGAAGGTAATCCATAAGTACCTCTAATTAATTCTATAGAAGCTTCTAAATCAGACAAAACTTTATCTCTTTCTTTAAAGATTGGTTTTCTTTTTTCTTTTAATGTATTTCTAATCCAATCTGCTTTTGCTTTACCTTTAAGATTTTTTGGAGCTGTTACTGATATACTTTGTGCTTTAATATTAAATTCATTATTAATTGTCATTAATCCAGGATTAAAACCTGACATTTCACCATCTAAAAAATATTTAACTCCTAATCCATTTGGATCACCATATTTTTGAGTAAGAAGAATATCTGGTATTATTTGTCTAGCATAAGCTTTTTGTAATGCAAAAATATCACTTAAAATAAATCCACCATCTAATAATTCTTCTTGAGCTATTCTATCTAAATTTAATTCTCTAGCTCTAACAGATCTAGCATATCTTGGTCTATTAAATGCATATCTTTCTGTAAGATCTCCCATTGTTTTTTCAAATCTAACAAATGGAAAATGATTAGATAAATCTTTAACTAATTGATTTAATTTAGATTCATTAATAGTAATTTTAGCTCTTTGAAAATGTCCTCTAATAATTTCTTTAAATTTTTCAGGACTTTTTTCAATAGCATTTTTGACATAAATAATATTAATATAATCATTCACTCCACGTTTTTTAACATTAGCTAGTCTTTGAGTTAATTTATCTATTTGATTTTCTATTCTAGATATATTCCATGTAGTTTTTACATTATCTACTTTAGATGTATAATTTCTAAATGTTTCACCTTTTTTTCTCATTGCATCTAATTGACTTTTCCAAAATAATAATTCAGTTTCTACTGGCATTTCTCTAATACCTAACTGTTGTACTTTTTCAAATAATGGCCCATAAACTTTATCTTGAGTATGTCTAGCTGCTGCTGATACTTCTTGTATAGGATGTGAAAAACCATTTAATCTAGCTCTAGTAACTTCATGACTAAATTGTGCTAATGACATTCTATCCATAAATCCACCAGGAGTATCTTTAGTTAATTTATTGTGAAGATTTAAACCTAAATCTGTTTTTGGAACTGCACGAGATCCTTGTATTCTAGCAATATATTTTTGAAATTCATCTTTAATTAATTTATGAGATTCTATTTCACCTACTCTCATCATACGCATATCTGTTTCAATTGATTTACCTGAAGATTGAAATCCCCATTCTTTAGTATTTTTTAATTTTAATAAAGGTGTATCTAAAAGATCACCAATCATTTTTCTTGCAGTTAAAGATGTGTTTTGTTTAATTAATCTAAATACAGGAGTCCATGGCCCTTCTTCACCAAATACACCTAAATTACTTTTAACAAAAGTTTCTCCTTCCATTTTTTGTTTAGTTGTCATTTTGGTTTTGAAAATTCCTTCAGCACCAACTCCAGAAGGTTGTGGATCAGTTTTATTTGGATTTACAAATGTTCCATCAACAGCAATATCATTTTGCTTAACAGTTTTGTTTCCAATAAATTGATCGTCTAATTGTTTTAAATTTTTTTGTACATTCAAAGGAACTTTTGCAGTTAATTTATTAACTAAAAAAGGAAGCGTATAACCCCAAGCAGCTACCATAGGAACCATAGAATCATCTCTAAATGGATCAATATTTTGTTTTACAATTTCTTCACCTAACATAGCAGTACCAGCTATTCTTGCAGTTTGGCCTATTTTTGTAAAAAATAAATAACTTGATGGATCTAATATTGCTCCAGTTAATCTACCAATCATATACCAAGGACTTTCTTTATTAACTTCATTATATCTTTTTATTTTATTTAAAGTTGCTGCAGTTTCAGCACTACTTTGACTAAAATAAAAATGATGCATTAAAGATTCATAACCGTTTAATTGTGGATCACTAGATGGATTATAATTTTCTTCTGGAGTAAAATCTGCATTATTTAATAAATTTTTTGCAGCAATCATTGAAAGGTTTTCTTGTTTAAAACCATCCCAAAATGCTGACATGCTATAATCTTTAGGATCTTCTTTTTTAGCAATAATAGTATTTTGATTAATAGGTGTAATAAATTCCATTATTGTAATTTACCATCATATGATCTAATACCCATTGAATAACCTTCTCCAATTATTTGCAATGCAACATCAGAATTATATTTAGAGTTAAATGCATCTTTTCCTGCTTCATGTTGAACCATAAAATAAATTAATTTTATCATTTGATTTTTATTTAATAAATCAACTTGTGTATCTCTATTTAAAATAGGATGATTATCTAATGCATTCATATAAGATGCCATATTTGTAGAGTATTTTGTACCTTTTAATATTTGTTCAATTGTTGGCGTAGATGAATATTCACTTTGTATTGTTTTTCTAATTTTTTTAATACCATCTGTTAAAGATGAATGATTTAAAAATAATCTAGTCATAGCTCTAATACTTTGTTTAGGATGTGTAAATACAGCTACATTTCTACCATCTCTTTGATATTTTATATCTAATTCACCATCCCAATTTGCAGAAGATAAAGCACCCCAGTTATTTGTTCTTAATGTTAAAGGAACTTTATTTCCTTGTTCATCTATTTCTTTATCATAATTATTTTGTACCCAATGTTTAAAGATTACTTCTGCATTTGCATTTGATTTTTTTAATTCCCATGGTGGATAACGAGCTTCTAATACTTTTTCAATATCTGATAAATTTTGACTTTTTTCAATTTGTTCATTTAATGATAATTTATTATTTGCTTTAGTATGTGCTATTCTTAAATCAGATTCTATTTCTCTTAAATCACCTTTAAAACCCATTACTTTAGCTAACCAACCAAAAGGTCTTATATCAGTTGCTAATGTTTCTGTTTCTCCAAAAAATTTAGTTTTAACATCAATTGATGGGTGAAATCTAAAATCAGATAAAGAAATACCATTTCTAATTATTGAATGTAATGTTTTTTTAAACCAAGAATTTTTATTGTATTTTTTACTATCTTTAAATGCATTTGGATTCATAGTTGCAACATCTGACCAATCAAATGCATTTTCTAAATTTTGAAACCAATCTGTTTTTATCCAATCTTGATATATTTCATCTGTTATTTCATTTACTAATTGATGTTTGCTACCGTATACACCTTCTTTATAATTAACTTTCATATCTACAATTGGTGCAAAATGTTCATCAAATGTAACTGCTAAACCTTCTTTTTGATCTAATATAGATAAAGAGTATGCTTGTTTATCTTCATCTGTATTATATAATAAAGGTTCAATAGCAATTCTTATATTTCCATTGGGATTTGAAAAATATTGATTTAATAAATTATTTATATCTTCCCATTTACTAGTTCCAAATTTTACTTGATTTTCTAATGGAGAGTTCATTGTAAAATTTTTTTTAACAAACCCATATATATCATCATGTCTTACTTCTCCATGTTCAAGCCAAAAAGGTCTTTTAATTAATTCAGGTGTTCCAGAAAAAGTATATTCATTAATTCCATATCCTAATTCTTTCATTTTATGTGCTGTTTTAGTCCAAGCTGCATTAACAAGTTTATTATTAGGTATATTTGTAATTTCAGGAATTGTTTCTCCTTGTGACATTGCTGCCATATTTTCTGCAAATATTTTTTTCATTTCATCTTTTGCTGCAGTAGGTATTAATTTAGCTTCATTATATGCAAACCAAGTTGTTTGATCTGAACTTCTAAACATATGTTTGTGTAATTCATCTCTTTCATCTCTAAATAAATTCATTAAAATATGTGGAGTTTGTAATTTATATGAAAGTATATTATCAAATGTTTTATTAAAATTAGGATTTAAAATTAAACTATCTTTTCTTTTAGTATAATTTTCATTATCTTTAATAAGATTATTAATTTTTATACCTGCAGTATCAAAATCATTTATACTTATATCATCCATTACTCCATTAGTTATTGATTTTTCAAACAAATCATTAAATTCTGCATATGGATAAAATTGTTTAGCATATTGATAAATAAATAATTGATTATTAAAATGATCTAAAGAACCTTTAGTAGATAAATCTGCTGCTGGATTAACTGTTAAAAATTCTTTTAACCCTTCAGGAAATATATCTTGTTTAGATAAAACATTAAATGCTGTTGTTAAACTATTTGCATTTGCACCTTTATATTGTATTTGATTTATTCCATTATTTTTTAAAACAAAATCTGCAAATTTTTGTGGATCTACATTATGATCTTGAAATACTATTTGTTCATCTGGTTTTTGTGAAAATTCAGAAATTAATTTTTGTACTCTATTATTTTCTTCTACAATATCTATTAATTTTTTAAAATCTTCAGAACCATAATCTATTTCTAATTGAGCTGCTAAATCTGATACTTGTACATTGCCACCTTTAAATTTTTCTCCACTTAATACGTTTCCATATTCTTGTGCAAATTCAAAATTAAAACTTGTTTTTTTTAATTTACCAACAATTTTTTCTTTACTAAATGCTTCGTATTTATTTTCAATATTATTAATTATTCTTTTTCTATCATCATCATCTTTAAGTAATTTATTTACAATATCTGTTACTGGGTTATTTGGATCTAATTCTACATTGTAATCATCATTACCATTAGCAAAATTATATAACCAATTTCTTGCTCCTCTATCATTTCCATTATTATCTAATAATTTCATAATGTTTAATCCTCTAGAAACAATAAGAGCTTCTAAATTTTCTTCTACATTATTTATGTGATCTTTATCTGTTAGTTTACCTAAATTAACTAAATTTATTAAATCTTCATAAGCTAATTCATTTACATTTTTCATGTTTTCTAAATATTTTGCATTAATTGAAGTTGTTCCAAATTCAACATTTTCTTCATTAAATAAACTCATTGCAAAATCTGATTCTGCTTTCCAATTATTCCAATTAGTTTCTCTATCTCCAAATATTTTATTGTTAGAAATTTGTCTAAAATTTTTAGATGCAGATAAAATAGAATTTTGACTATATTCAGACAACATTGCATTAGCTTGTATTTTGTATGCATTAGGAATTGTATCTAACAAAGTTTTAGAATAAGTGTCTACTGCTGCTTTCATTCCATTAGGATCATTTTCAAAATCAACTCTAAATTTTTCAAATTGATCTCTAGTTTTTATTTGAAAATCTTGAAAAAAATTAGCTTTAGCATTTTGATCTGCTTCTCTTTGTAATCGTTCTAAAGTAGGTTTAAATGCATCTACAGCAATACTTAAATAACTAGATGCAGGTACATATGGTGTACTTCCAGGAGCTTGTATTTTATATTGTGTTTTTTCTTTTTTTAATGCCATAATTAACTTTCGTATAAATCTTTTTTAGCTTTATATTCATAACCTGCACTAGTTATACTTGCCCATCCACCAAATTGTTCTTTACGTCTTTGAGATGCAGCTATATCTTGTGCATAACCAATATCACCAACTTTAGTTCCAACATTTAATCTTATTGTAGCAAGATCTTTTTCAAATGTTTTTGTTACATCTTTTTGTATATTTAAAAATGATCTACTATCCATTGAAAAACCAGAACCTGCTTGTGTTGCTTTATTAGCAGCAATTGTTGCTAAATAAGTTTCACGTCTTTCATCAGCTTCTTGTCTAGCAATATCTTCAGCAGCTTTCTTTTGAGCTTCATATCTTTGAGCTTCTATCTTAGCTTGTTTTTTAGATTCTTTAATGTCGTAAACTGTTTTAGCAGCAGTTACTACAAACATAGTTACTGGATCAGCACTCATGCAAAAACTACCTCCACTGACATTCCCAAGATTTTAATTGGTAAAGGATCATCTTGGCTTAAAGTTACTGTTGGACTTTTACTATATCCTAAAAAGAAAAATTCTTTTTTATCTGTTACTGGTGTTAGGTCAGAGCCACCTTGAAAATTAACTTGTTGAATAACTAAAGCTTTAGAGGTGCTGTCTGCTGCTTTAATTGTCATATCAAGGGTAGTGTTAAGATCCACGATGGCTCTTGAGATTCTTCTTGGTAGACCAGTTAATGGCCCTTCTGGTAATTCTTTATCTATTGGCATAGTTTCAATTATTGGAATATAGTTAAAACCAACTTTAAGTCCAGTAGCTTTTGGTGCATTTGTCAAAGTTATTTGATCTGTACCAGATACTGTAAATGATCCAATTGAACTATTACCATCAATAATATTAACAGATTCATTTGTATATATACCATTAACATCATGTAAAAAACCTGTTGTAAAAGTAACTACTGCATTATCTGCTGGAGTTGCTGCTAAATTTTTATCAAGTGTTAAAGAATATTCTCCACTACCATTATTAACTAGTGATTGAATAGTATATTCTGTTGCATTACCAGCAATTGTAAAAGATTCATTTACTACAGGATCTGAAGTTAATCCATCAACTACTAAAACATTACCAGATTGAGATCCACCATCAACAAGAGGTGTTCCTCTTTGATTTAATGTTGTAGTTGTTTGGCAATCTAATGTTTCTGTATCATCATCTGCAAATTTTTCTAATGTATATACAGTAGAGCTATTTAAAGATCTTTTGCAAATTACTACTAAATTTTCATTTAAAGATGCAATAGATTGAAAAAAATCATTTTCTCTTGTAGACCATAATCCCCAACCTGCAATCTTTTCATCTCTTACAGAATGAAATAAAGCAAGTTTGCCATTATGTGTAGATCCACTATTTAAAAAAAATGCATATTGTTCTGGTCTAGTAAAGTTACCTTTCATAATTGCAATTTCTTTTGGTGAGTCAATTAAATGTTGAGCAAGAATTGATACAGCAGTAGATTTATATCCATCTTCTAAATCAGAATAAACAAACTCTCTAACAGCTTTACCATTTTTTTGAACAAAACCTGTAGCTTGGTCAAACATATGTGGTGCTGTTCTAGATATACCATAAGGTGTTTGTCTTAATATACTTATGTTAGAAGGTGTAATAGTATTGTCAGTAGAATCTGGAATATAATATTCTCCACCATCAGTAAAAACTTGTAGGTCTTTACCAGATAGCATATGTCTTATTTCGTTTACTGAATCACCTGTAATATCAGAGTCGAGAGCTTCCGAATCTAATCCAGTACCTAAACTAAAATTAAAATAATCTCCAATATGAGATGCAAGTATACCTGCAGGTCTTGATTTTAAACCAGCTAACCATAATCTATTATGGTGAAAAGTTACTGCTTGTGGAAATCCACGTTTAGTAGATACTGTTTGTTCTTTCCATTCAAGATGAGGGCCAGTTGTAACCATGTCTTCAATAATTGTAATAGTAACTTGTGTTCCAGAAGTAAATCCTGTAATTTTACCTTGTTTACCATTTATTAAAATATAATCACCAACTTGATTACTTGTAAATGTACTACTACTTGCAGTAACAGTTCTACCTGTTCCTGTTGCATGAGAAGATAAAGTTACATCAATAAGTCTATCTGCATATCTATAAAATGGTTGTAAACTTTTATTTACACCACTAACACTTACACTTGTATCTATATCAAATGTAAATTGTCTAATAATAAATGATGTTGCAGATTCTCTAAATATTTCTCTTATTTCATTATCTCTATGGGTTATAAAAATAGTATCACCAAATTGTGCAAAGTTTAATTCAAACAATTGAGCTGTAGTCCAATTTGCATTAGTTGTATAATTGCTTGTTAATGCTGTACCACTTATATTGTAAACATCCATTCTTTGATTTGATAAAACAATAATAGCTATTTCATCATCAGAAAAAACAAATGGAATAATTCTAGATTCTGCAGGTAGTGTTGCAAGATAAGAAGTACCTGGTCTTCTCATTAAACCACCTTCAGCTAATAATGCAAAGTTTCTACATTGTTTAGCACCTTGAAAATAAGATGGTACATCAGTTCTTGTTGCTAATAATGGATTAAGCTCACCAGACGAAAAGTTCGTTATAACAGTTTTTAATGTTCTTCCCATTATACATCCGTTCTAGTAGATCTTCTAAGATTAATAAATCTATTAGAATCTAAGACTTTAGTAGTTGTTTCTTGTGCATCAATATTTTTAGCAACTAAAAATTGTCTTTCAGCTAATTCTTTAAATTGTCTAATCATAGCAGAATCTCTAGCAACAGAACCTGCAAATATAGATGCTAATTCGTATTCTAATGCAAGAACAAAATGTGGTGGAAAGTATGCTTCGTCTACTCTGTAAATATAATCCATAATTAATGTACTATTAGAACCATATCCATTTACATAAATATAATCTTTGTATCTTGAATATGGAATTATAATATCATTAACTGTTATTGTATTAATTTGTAAAACTTCTGGGTCTGTTGGTATTTGATAACCATAATCATATCTTCCAGTAGGAGCTGCTGCTAATAATGAAAGTGTTTGTTGCGTTGTAGAAAATCTCCATCTACATCTTGTAAGAGCAGCTTTAGTAATATCTTCGTAAATGTTACTGGCAACTAATGCTTCTGTGCTTCCATCAGAAAAAGATGTAATAGGTTGCGCACCTATCATTACCAAAGCTCTTGCACATATATCTATATTTGTTGTTGCCATAATAATAAAAAAATGACTTGGGGGATTTCTCCCCCAAATCGAATTAGCCTTATGCTAATTTTGCAGTTGTTACAGTAGTTGCACCAGAAGCAGAACTTACTACAAGTAAGTCAGACTCCATAGTACCACCTACACCAGCAGCAACAAGGATCATATCACCTTGTTTAAGCTCAGCGTAAGCACTGTTAAAGTAACCACTAGCTACTATAGATGAAGTTGCATCTCCGTCAGTGTAAAACCAAAGAGAGTTGCCACCCATCTGAGCTACCTTTTTGATTGGATTGTCAGTTGCGTATGCCATATTATATTCTCCTTAATTATTACTCTGCACACTTCTGTATTCTAATACCATCAGAATCAATTAATACACCACCTATAGAAAGCATAGATGTAATTAAGTGTGATACTTTTTCTGGTATATAGTTTACTTCAGTTTTAACGTCAGAACCAATTCCCATACCAATTGATGATTTGTGGAAAGCTACAGTATGTCTATCAGTTGAACCAGAAGTTTCTAGTCCACTGTGTACAAACCATAAGAATCCTAACCATCTCTTAGCAGTCATACCACCAGCATAAGGAAGTTCACCTTCTCCTACATACTCGACTCTTGAGAATTGATCTAGGTTGATTAGGTCAGACCATTGTTTAGGCCCAACTACCCAGTATCTTTGTTGGTCATCTGGTACGTCATTAGTATTGAAAAGTTCCATCATAGCTTGAGCTTTTCCTAGGTTCATTCCAGTACCTGTACCTGATGAGTTATTAGCAAGTGCTGTTGCATTTTCCATTACAGAAGTAATAACGCTGTCAGTTTTTCTACCTAAAGCGTATGCTGCTGAATTTGCAACTACTTGTCTTTCGTCAATGTTTACCTTTAACTCGTCTAACTTGTCAACGTAATCTGCTGCATAGTAATCAGTTAAAGTTGCTGACACATTGCTGTGAGCTAGATCCATTGCAACTACTTCAGCATGTCTTGCTTTAGTGTTTGCAGAACCTTTTGCAACTTTCTGAAACTTAACAGTATTACCATTAACACCGTTCACAGTTCTTGTTAGGTTCTTTAATTTAGAACCCATTCTTTGATAAGCCATGTGAACTTCAGCTTCGAATTGAGTTATAAAGGCATTTGTTATTGATGTTGCCATTTATTTTCCTCGTTGTTAAGTTATTATTATTTACCGATTATCTTTCTAATGCAGAGGATTGTTATCCAAGAAGGGCAATCATTGTACATTCTAAAGGTCTTGATTAAGCAATATTGTATAATAGATATTGTTGACAACGCACAATTATATCCATTTTTTAGGAATAGTAATTACTTCTCCAAACTCTATTGTTCCATCTTTATCTTCAGAATATGTGCCAAATAATGTTATAAAATCTTTTGTATCTTTGTATATCCAAAATTCACCAGTTTTACAAACTGCTGGTACTGCAGCATCCATTTGTGCTACAGATAACCAACCAGTTTGCGAAACACAGTCTAGCCATTTTATTGGCTTTTTAAGTTTCTTAAAATTAAACTTATGTTTTTTCTTGTCCTTTGTATGCCTTCTCATATAATTCTGTTACTCGTTTTACATAAGCAGGATCACGTCTACTAGAATCCCAATATCTAGGATCTTTTAACATAGATTTTAAATCATCTATATCAGCAGAAACATCTACCTGTGTTTGAGTTGTAGGCATATTGCTATCTTTTGTAAGTTTCATTACTTCTTCCAAAGCTTTTACTCCTTCAGCAGTTGCAGCAAAACCTGATATAGCATTATAAGCTTCTGGGCTTAAATGTTTTTTAGACCACAGTTCTGCAGCTTCTACTCTTTCTCTACCTGCATCTCCTAGTTTTTGTATTTCAAGATCAGTATTAGGAAGATTAGCAATAGCATTATCTACAAATACTTTTACACCTTCATCATATTGTTCTTGAGATAGACCTGCATTTTTTGCAGTTTGATTCCACCATTGTACTATAGGCATGTCATTACTAATATCTAAACTAACATTGCCATCTAGTTCTGGAACATTTAATTTATATTCCTCTGGTACACTTTGTAGTTTTTCATTTTCAATATCTGTTCTAATTTGTTTAGTCAGATCTTCTGTTCTAGAACCTAATTTAGATTCTAGAGAGTTATATGATGAAGCTAAGTTTTCTATATTAACTTCACCTTTTTCAGCATTCCAAAATTTTTCTTGTACATATTCTGGTCTAGAAGTCGTTTCTGAAGATTGCTCTGTAGCGACTGGTGCTGAATTAGCATTATCATCTGCCATCTTGTTCTCCTTTTGTTATACGAGTTTTAATTATGCCCACAAGGAATCGCATACCTTCCAAGTGAAACAATCTGTTGCTATCTATATTTGGCCCAGCAACAGCTTCTATTGTTATAGATTGCAAATAGTTTAAAACCTTTTTGCCTTCATCTCCTTTAAAGACATTAGCAAAATTTTTATTTAAGATCTGTTCTTCTTCTGCAGATCTTACATAACCGTCTATACTATTTGTTATTTTGGGCTTCTCTTTCTCTAGATCTTTCCAAGCCATATTACGCTCCTGGTGGAGCTTCACCTCCTTCTGGTGTTGATTGCATTTGTTGTAAACGCTGTACTAGCTCTTGTTGTTCTTCTTCATTTCTAATTAATCTTTCTGGAAGATTCATTTTTTCAGCTAGATATTTTGCAGTTGTGTTTTGGTCTACAATTAGATTAACCATTTGTGGCCCAAATGTAGCTCCAATAATTTCATTAAATCTAGTTACATCTGCAACATCTTGTAAATGTTGAGCTTGTGCTAGAGGTGAACGTGGAGCTATCTTAACTTCCCTACCGTTTACTTTAGGGATGTCTATTCTACCTTGTTTAGATAAAATTCTAATTATTCTTTTTAACAATGGAGTTATTAATTCAGATTGAAGTCTACCAAAAGAAGATCCTATTTGTCTTGATAGATCTGCCATTCTTTCAGAAACTTCGGTAGCTGTCATGGGTGTACCTTCTGGTCTACCAAGAGCTTCCATGTATAATGCTTTTTTAATATTTGTTCTCATATCATTTAAAACTAATTGAGCTACATCAAAGTTAGATGCAGAAGGTATAGGACTTAATCCTCTAGAACCTGGAGCTACAGGTATTAAAGATCCAGGTACTAATGATATATTGTCTGGATTAATTACACCATCATCTTCGTAAGTATATACACCAGATACTGACATCTGTGCATTTTGTAATATTAATTCTATTGTAAGATTACAAGTTTTAATTGCTGCCATTGCATTAAATACTGGCCCTCTACCATATACTTCGCCTGATGCCTTATTCCATCTAAATACTAAATATGGATTAGAACCTTCGCCTTCAAATATTTCTTCATATAAAATATGTTTTGGACTATCCATAACAATACACATTTTATGTTTTTCTACATTTTCTTCATATATTTTATAAACTACTTCTATAATTTTAACTTTCTTTTTATTTTTTAAAGGATCAAAATTTTCTGGTAGTTTAGCTTTAGGATATAAAATTTTTATTTCGTGTGGTTTACAATATCTAGTTCTGTACACAGAATCTATTTTACCATCTGGGCCTGTGTTTAAACAAACTCTAGTTAATGGAACTGCTGTAAATTTAATTGGGTTTATTGCATCACCTTCTTCAACAAGCATAACTCCTGTACCAATTGCAAGATCCATAAACGATTCATGTATTTCTTGGTTAAAGTTTGATTGTTGTAATAATTGAAAAACGTAATCTGTAATTTTATCTAACTGTAAATTTATATTTGGTTTTTGTTCTGGTGGTATTTCTGATCCAGCTTGAAAGTCTGCCCATCTAGCAAAGGTAGGAGTTATACCTGCTTGTAATCTTGATGCAAATTCTTGTACTCCAACTACTGCAGTTTCATCAAAAATTTTATCAGTTCTTTTTTGACCTGGAGATTCTTCATAAAAAGATTCTCTATTTGGAAGACAGTATTCATATGCTTCTTCAAACTTATCTTTCCAGTAATCTTTTATAGATTGTGCTTCTTTAAATTTTTTTAAAATTTCAGATGCTTTATCTTCTGTACCGTAATTAATTTCAGAGTTATCTAAGTAATCCATTAATTATAAAATCCTCTACCACCAGCTCTACCAAACAAAGATCTAGATGATGTTATTGATAATCTTTTTTTCTTATAAGCATCAGCTTGTTCTGCTGCAGCTTGATCTGCTTCTGCTTGTGCAGCTTTTTGTTGTGCAACATTTTCAGCTTCTATTTGCTGTGTTGTCTTAGTTTTAGTTTGCCCACCCTTATCGTTTCCACCCAAAATTACTTGTTTAGTTGTCATTGTACCATCTGCTTTTTTAACTTTAATAGTTTCTCGTCTATAACCTTGTTGTAAATTACCATAAGCATCAATCTGTCCAGACATTCTACCTTGCATGTATTTATCATAAGCTCTATTTTGTTCTGTTAAAGATAAAGCTTCAAACTCTGTTTTTGTATATCCAATATTTTGTTTAGCTCTACTAGATGCTAAAACCTTTTCATTAAAAAAAGTTCTTGTTTTAATAGACCCTGCTTGAAATGGGCCTTTCATTGCTTGTAATGCAGGTGGGCCACCTACAGTTCTATCTATTTTATCAGCACCAGATTTAATAAAATCTTTTTTTTTTCTGTCTTTTATTTTTTTTTCTGAATAGGTTGTGCCACCAGTTGTAACTGCTTCAGCACCTGATACGTCTGTATCTCTACCTGCTCTACCACCATCACCACTCATAGAAAAATCCTTTTTTAATCTGATTTGTTCCAAAATCGCTTATATCCTGCTTTACGCAACGCACAATATAATTGCCATGGAGTTATAATATACCATCTATAAAAACCTATTAATCTCATAACAAATGATACACAGCTTAATTCTTTTATTCTAAATAAATGCCAATCATCTTTTACTGGACATACTAATACCTCATAGTCATACAAGTAACCTAAAAAGTTTTCTGACTCTTGTTTAGTTAGATAGCTTGTCTTAATACCTGCGTGAGTAAACTCAAGATGTTCCCAAACATCTAAACTGGGTATGAATTTTAAGGCTCCACAATGATTAAATCCATGTGGAGGTTTCCACCACCATATCCATTTAGCATATCTTTGAGTTCCTCTACTATGAAAGTAGACTAACCATTCCTCTTGAACAGATCCCATACTTTTCTTTTTTTAGTTTTTTGTCCAGCAAATACATCCCATTCTTTTTTAGCAACAGTTGGTTGTGATTGTGATCTACCTGCTAGTAATGTTCTACCTTCTCCAGCACCCATCATTAAATATTGCAAAGCATCATGAACGTGAGAATATCTATTCTTATATGGTTTCTCATCATAACGATCTCCAGATGTTTGAAGTCTTCTATAATGATAACCACCATTAAATCCTTTTTTTAAATTAAGACATTGTGGATCTATTAAAAATCCTGCTTTACCATCTATAAGTCTTTGTAAAGCTGTGTCTACAGATTCTATTCTAAGAGCAACATCATTAGATGGTGCAGGTACAGCTTTTAATCCATAGTTTCTCATAATAGAAAAAGGAGTTCTTTCGTCTGTCTGTGATCTAAAATCACCAGCAGGATCTCCAAATATTTGTACATCATAGTTATTATAATTTTTTGCTATCTCACCTCTAAGTAATTCAGAAAACCTCATTACACCCATATCAAAACATACAAGCTCATTTAATATATTCCATCTACCCAATGCTGTTCTTTGACCAAAGACAGCAGCAGGAGTTAATCCAAAGTCTATACCTATAAACAAAGTTTGGTTAATAGATGGTTTTATTGTTTCTGCAGATATATGTATTTCTTGTTTAAAGTTTGGATATACTGGTTTACCTTCTTCTATGCTACCGAGTTTGTTTAAAACATAAACATCTATCCATCCTTTTGTTTTACCTCTAATAATATTAGGATAGTATTTAGGTGTTAGGTTTTTTTTATTTTCTGCATTATCATTTGGTATATATTCTTCTGTAAAACCTTCTTTGTTTTTCTTTTCAATCAAAGCAGATGGTTGTGTATGAAAACTCCAGTTGTCTGGTTTAATTAACATTAAAGCTTCATCACGAGATATATGATCTGGTACAGGTACATCACCTGCCATTATAGGCCACCAATGATCTTCTTCTGGTGCATTGGTATCTGCAATAACACCATACCATGTAGCACCACCATCTCTCATAGATGGAAATCTACCTACCCTCATAGTACAAGCATCTATAATAGACTTAGGAATTTCTCTAGCTTCATTTACCCATACACCTGTAAGCTCAAGAGATAATAGTTTCTTGACATCTTCTGGTCTATCAAGAGCTAAGAATATAACTTCTAAATCTATATCACCTCTTTGTATTTTATGAGTATAAGGTACTGACCAAGCAAAGTTACCCCAAGTATCTTCTGGAAACCAATCTAACCAAGTTTTAATTGTTGTAGTTCTTAGCTGTGGATTTGTATTTCTTATTACTGCCCATCTTGATTTACGAACACCTTGTGCATTTTTTTCTTGTAACAATGCTCGTCTAAATATTTCTATACAGCAAGATACAGATTTACCAGAACCTACTGGCCCTCGTAATCCTCTAAAGAAGTCATCAGACTTCATAAACTTTTTTAAAGTTTGTCCTTCTGGTTTATAATTAAAATTAATCGACATTAGTACCTACATTTGCTTTAAGCAGTTTGTAGATAGTTTCTTCTCCAAAAGCTTCTACTAATTTATCAGCTTCTTTGTCGGTTATCATATGCGTAGGATAATGTTTAAGATGTGTATTCTTAACAATAGTACGAAGTCTTCTTCTGTCTTTTAAACTTAAAGTATTGAGGAACGACATTCTTGTACCTTTAGTTCTAGTAGTACAGCTTGTAATATTTCAGCTTCTGTACCATATTTTTCTATAAAATTTTTTTTATCTAAATGTATACCTGTACATCCTTGATGATGTTCAAAGCATAATGGAATAACTTCAAAGTGAGAAGATCTTCTTCCCATACCTACATTGCCTTTACCATTGTTTCTAATATGGTGTAAGGTAGCAGGTGCTTTACAAACATAGCACCCTAATTGGGCTACCTTATCCATATGCAATTTTTCAGCTTTGGTTGCCATTACTTTTTCTTGGCAGACATTATTTTCTTTTTTAAACCTTCAGGTAAATTTTTTTGTTTTCCTGTTAGTCCTTTGCTTTTGTTTGCTGGTCTTCCTCTTTTTGAACCGTAGGTTCCTTTTCCGTAAGGCATTGTTTCTCCTCTTGTGTTATTTCATAATATGTAGCTCTACATCCGTCTGGGATAGCAGCACTACATTTCTGCATAGCTATAACATCATTATCAGCAGAAAACAATATTTCTTTTTTGAGGGTATCATCCCTCCATATTTTACAAATATAATCCATTTATCTAAATCTTCTAACTTTGGCAGCAATGCTTTTTGGTTGTTTAACAAATTGTTTTCCAGAAGCTTTGCCTTTTCTTTTAGCAGCAGTTGTTCTTGCATATTCAGATGCACTCAAAGATTTAATAGCATTTTCTGGTAAATATCTTTCTCCTGTTTCAGAAGACTTCTTACCAGACTTGGTTCTCCATTTCTGTTTACCCCATGCTTTTAAACTTCTTTGAGATTTAGCTAATGCCATTATTTATATCCACCACCAGCAGCTTTATATTTCTTAGCAAGTAATTGGGCTTTTCTAGCTGACCATTGTCCAGCTTTAGTTCCATGTGTTGCTGATGATTTGATTTGATTAAATAATCTTTTTCTTAGACCAGGTTTCGTATAGTTACCTGCTTTGTTTACAGTACTCATC